AACCGTTTCGCCGCCGTGGGCCTGTATTATCTGAGGTGAACCTATAGGTCCAGGGACAATACCACCCTGCTGGAAGGTCGGTAACATGAGATGCTTGTTTGGCGGGTAAGTTCCCTGCTCTACCCCGGTGGCTATAGGGTATGGCCGAGTCGGCTGAGTGGGATGTCCCATCCCACTGTACATCTTCGTAAGGAAATCTGGGTCCGCACTTAGATCGTCTGAGGAAATCGGGGTCTCTATGGGCGAGGGCGGCAATGCCTCTGTTCTAGGGGTTTGGTAATGGAATGGGAGAGAGGATGTAGCCGTTTCTGGGTCAAAACTTGTAGGTATCTGAGTTGTATCTACAGGGAGGGTAGGTGTAGTAATAGTTGGGGTGACTTGAGGTGTCACGCTCGGAGCGGTAGGTGTCACGCTCGGAGCAGTAGGTGGCACGCTCGGAGCGGCAGGTTGGGCAGGTCGCCCTATTGGTGCCATCTCATTGATTCCTGGCACATCCAAGAAGAACTTCTGTGCCATCTGCTGAAGGTATGGAGCGAGCGGAGCGAGCCTCTCGCCCGCTCTAGCAGGGCTCTCTCTGGATATAGCACCTGTATACAGACCTACCAGGGTCATGTAGTCCGAAGGGGACTGGGCGATATCCATCGCAAGTCTGAGACGCTCTGCGTCCGTGGGCTGGTTCTTGAAATCAAATAGGCTCTGGGCCCTCTGAAGATTCGTATCACTCAGGTCCGACCAGTCATCAACCTTACCCAATGCCTGTGCAATCATGTCGTCCACAGACAGAATAGGGTCTCTGATAGGCTCCCGTGCCTGCCTCCTGGTAACTACCGGCCTGCCAGTATCAGGGTCTGTATACCCATACTGATCTATCCGCCATCCGCCGTCGTCCACAGTGCCAAGAAATACCTCATCGGGCTCTATATCCTGTAGATACTGCCGACCCGTGATAACATTTCTTCGTGATTTGGGGTCGTAATGCCCGTATAGGTCAACCTCTCGACCCTGATCATCTGTCTCTCTGCCAAGATACTTCTGGGTCGGGTCTTTAGGAGTAGGAAGAACCCGCGTGTTCGTGACAGATTCTTGGCCCGTGTCTGGGTCTCTATGCCCCCATATTTCAATATCCCGGCCGCTCGCGTCTGTCTCGGTGCGAAGCAACGTCTCTGTCGGGTCTTCAGTGGGGACAAGTTCAGCATCTATGACAACGGGCTTGTTATCGGAGTCTATATACCCCCATGCGTAATACAACTTACCATTTATTAGCTGTTCGCCAAGGAACTTATTGGTCGGGTCTTCCTTGGGTATAAACACAACATGTGTATACTGTTCATCGTCATTTTCATCAATATAGCCCGTTGCATGAAATTCATCCCCGCTCTCATTCGTCCTACGCCCAAGATACGTTGAAGGCGGAGCTCCGGGAGCCGCCGGATACTCATACCTAGTAATCTGATCGGTCTCTTTATACCCATATACCCGTGTTCCATCCCTTTTGGTCTCAAGTAATTGCTCGACATACTTAACTGGCTCTATATAATATGTCGGATCACGCGCCGGGACTCCTACAACCTCCCATTCCTGTTCTCCTCCACTTTCCTCTGTTGCGGCCCTAGCAGCGGCATCGGCTTCTTCCCAGGCATTGTCGCCGGTGAAATACTGGGGCGCGTCTACTACTCGCTCCTCCTGCTGAATCATCCAGTCAGTAAATTTGTCAAAGGCTGCCCAGTCAAAGCCACCGTCTTCTAGCGCAATGGGCTTGCCGTACTGATTTGTTTTCAGTGGAGGGTAAGGGCCGAAATGCCTCTCAACCCACCCCGGAGGGGGCCTGTCAACGATTGATTTAATCTCCTCGATGTTCCAATCATCAAAATCACCATCAGCATAATTGACACGGAATAAATCGTCCCCAATTTTCTCAAATGGATACCCTAGCTGCCTAGCGGCTTTTAATATATTATAAATCTGCTCTGGAGTCATAGGGTGCCATCCTTTCCGAGGAGGTCCATTGAGGCATCAACGCCCCTCTGCTTTATCAACTCGGCCCTCTCAGGGCCGCTCGCCTTGGATTCTAGCTCACGCATGAACCGGACACGGGCCTCAGCCTTCTCGTACTTGGCGTCCCCGTACTTCACCGCCCTTGACTCGTTAGCCTTCTCGGTTGCAACGCTGAACTTATCGTTAATAGACAGAAGTATCTTATCGAACGGGTTAATGACTGGCATATTACACTCCTGATCCGTTCATCTGTGCCGTACCCGCAGATGCCGCGGGTGGTCTCACGAAAGCCTGTTCCTCTGCGGCCCCAACGGTCATCTCCTCCTGGCTTCCCGGAGGCACGAACGCGGGCGGGGCGCCACCAGGGAGTCCCTCGGTAGCCTGTGTCTGTGCAAACCCCTGCTGTCTCTCTGCCGCCATCCTCTTCATCTGTTCCTCGTACAGTTCCTGTACGCCCAACTCCTGCCTCTTCTTCTCTGCGAACGCGGTAATTAGGACAGGGTCTCCGAGGACGGCCTCGGTAAGTATCTGGTCTTCTTCTGCGCTGATATTGGTCACTCCCTGGTCTTCCTCCAGGTGCCTCTTCCTGCTCTTGAGACCCTGGGCAACCAGGATGGCCCCCTGCTGCGTCCTCTGCATTCGGACTGCCTCGTCGGACAACGGGAATGTCGCCACGATATGGTAGTTCTTCTGCAAGTCCTCAGCCCTGAGCGCCTTGCCCCGTACCGTTATCTTTCCTCCAAGGTCTATCGACTTGGACTCTTCGACAAAGGCGTCCCACCCTGCGAGCATCTTCATCCAGGTGCTTGCCACTTCGGAGGCCATGAAGGAAAGCTGCTCCATCGTCTCCAGCATCCGCTTGAAGCTGACCTGTAGCATCATGGCATGCTGGCCCACGGTATCCACTCCCACGGGACGTTCTCCGAAGGCGACGGTGCTGATTGTTGCAACCACTATCTGCCTTTCGATCCTGTCCTGGAAGTCGGTGAGGTACTGGGGCAACTGCTGTATGGGTATATACCCTATCTCTCTCGCATCCCCCGGTATCATGTTGGCCCCGGCCTGTAGAAGCTGGGCGATACGCTCTAGAGTCTCTTCGGGAGCCACCATTGGGGCGTATGCCGCCTTCATCTCAAGCTCAGCCTTGGCACTTATCACCTGGTCGAGGAGGCGGATGAGGTCTCTCACGGGCCACAGGAACCCCTGCGCCATGTACATCGGGTCCATCCCGTCCTCCCCGGACGGCATGTCTCCGAATCCTCCGTAAGCGTGTATAAACGGGACTATCCTGTGTGGGTTGGCCTCAAGGAGGAGCATATCGCCGTCCTTGCGTCCTCCCGGAGCGATAATCGCATGCCAGTCACGGGAGTAATACTCCACAACATCGACGAGCTCCATCATGTTGCTGCCCGCATCGTAGTCGTCAACGGACACCAGGGACGGGTGGGCTAGATCACGTTTGTGGTCAAGCTCCGTCTTGATATCAATCTTGGCCCACTTCTCCCTCTTTATGGCATACGAGGGTCTGCGTTCGTAGCAGGGGAGGAGTATCGCGGTTGGATGAGGGGCCCTGAGACCGAACGGGTTGAAGTTCCACGACCGTTCGTCGTACTCCCTGTCCTTTGCACTGAAGTTATCAGCCCCTTCCTTCGGCTTCCTCGGCATCCCCGTGGTGTTGAACACCGTCTCCAGGACACCGTAGTTATACTTCAGCATATTACGGCCCAGTACCTTCATGGGTATGCTCAACTGGTCCAGTGAAGAGGTGGACCACACCGCATCCACCCATGCCTCGACCTTATCAGCCGATTCCTGTGCATTCTCCGCCTCCCCGATCTTTTCCCTGTGCCACTGGGGTTTGTACGGGAGTAGGTTATCCGAGGTGTGGTCGATTATGACCCGTGCCTGGTTGCTCCTCATGGTGCTGCGTGTGGCCCTATCCTCCTCATTCCCCCATATACTGTATCCGCCCTGCACCAGGGAATCGGTCTCGTCCCACTGCGCGTGTGCTCCAGACCAGACCTCCTCCAGGCGGGACTTCTTCTCAAGAATATCCTGTACTTCAGGCTGTTCTTCGTCCATAGTCTACGAAAACCTCCTGTATCGGTAGGGAGTGGACTCGGCGGCATGCCTCATCATCCCTCCCCCTGCAAAACTTGGATAGCGCGGGGGGTTATTGAGATCAATGGCCCCCACGGCAGCATGTAACTCCATGTACTCCAGCGCCTGTGTCATCTGGTCAACCTGGTCATCGTACTGACCACCGGGAAAAGCCGCACACTCGTCGATAAACTCCTCCACCCACGCCGCTGCGGACGGAAGCCAGACCCTTCCGGCTTCAATAAGATGGACGACCCCCTTGAGGCGGGCCTCCTTATCCCTAACAATGCCGCTCTTACGGCCCAGACGCCCAGGGATCACGGGCTTTATCGGCAACCTCGTATGCTGCTTGATATAGTCCACCACGGGGACACTCGTCCCTCCGTCCTCCACCAACAGCCACCTCGGTCTATGCACAGCATACAGCAACTCCATCTTCCTTATCAACTCGTCCATCGTGAGACGCCAGTGGCCCGCGTCAACCAGGTAATACCCGTTCTCGTAGACCTCCCACGCACCGTAGGCCGTGAAGTCGCTCCTCTCATTCCTCCCCGCACTCAGGTCCCACGAGAATATCACCTGCGACGGCTCTCCCTCGGGCGTATCCCCGTACCTCCTCCACCACTCCCTCTTGATAATACTCCCGCTGGCCGCTCCGGGGTCGCACATGTACGTCAGATAATACAACGCGCTCCCCTTCTCCACCTTTATCCTCGATATCCTCTCATCAGGGAACAACTCGGGACAAAGCAACCTACCCCACGGATACCTGCCCTCAATCGGGTTCTCGATAACGGACAGCCCCATATCTGCAAAGTCCCTCATCAAATCAGCCTCTCCCCACCTCGTCAGGATCGTGAACAACCTCCCGCCCTCGTTCAACCTATCAAGCAGGACACCCCGAATCCTCTCCCTCTGAGACTCCATAGTCGCCTGACTCCTGACATCCTGCTGGTCGGTCGGGTCATCAATAATCAGCATATCCACATGAGACCCCTGGTACGGCCCGTCTATCCCCGTCCCGTAAACCGTCGGGTCAGGACGGCTCTCGTTACCCCTCCTGACGAATATCGCCTCGTGGCTCCACCCCCTGGGCTTATTCGGCACCACAGCCGGGAAAACCTCACGGTAAACATCACTCTTCTCAATCGTCTCCGCCACCGACATGACCTGCCTCATAGCCTGTGTCGCCGTATTCATCACCAGCAACACACACAAATCAGGGTCCCGCCCAATGCTCCACTCAATAAACATCCGCACCGTAGAAGACTTCAACGACTCCGGGGGCGCAACAATAAGCGTCTTCCCCCCGTCCGCAAGCAACTCCTCCACCCACACCAACTGGTGAGCATACAACGGCCTCCCATGAACGAAATCACAATAGAACGGAAAATCCCTCCGTGCCTTCAACACACGCAGGGAATGAGCCTGAGCAACCAACGCATCAACACTCTCGTCGCCCGTACTCAATCCACCCCCTCCACCCTACCCTCCAACGCCAACCTCTTCCCCTCCACAATCTCCAACAACTCATCAATCTGTGAATCCGTCAACTGCTTGTCCAGCTTCTCCAGATTAGCATTCATGTTCACATTGATATTCTCATTCCTCACCACCTCCCTGTACACATCCGGCCTCGCCGCCTTCAACAAGAATATCAACAGATTATCACTACTCTCCTTCGCCCTCACCCTCGCCACCTCCTCCAAAACCTCTATCGACTCCTCACGAGCCTCATCATACAACGCCCTGAACTCGGGCTCCCTCTTATGTGCATAATACACGGCCTGCCTCGTCACCCCCGCATCCTCCGCAGCCCTCTTAATGATCCCGCACGCCCTGAAAGAACGCAGGAAAACCTCTCGCCATGCCTCCGCAGCCAACTGATGCCCATCCTTCTCACCATCCATAACCCCCATACTACACTACCAACCCACATAACACAAAATGTATAGGGACAGTACCAATGCCCGACCCATGAATAAAACCAACCAATCTACCCCCATTTAGGCACACTACACACAAAATGCTTCAAGAATGCTTCAAGAATGCTTCAAGAATGCTTCAAAGGTTTCAAGTGCCAGGACTCTGTGGGAAAATTTTTGTGGAAATTTTCTGGAGTATTTTGCGAGAGGGGGGTATGTATACAGACCCACCCCCTGGCGGGCGGGCCCCCCTCGCGTGTG